GCAGCCCTCTACTCAGAGCACGAAGACGAAGCGCCACCCAAGAGACGCAACACCATCATCGCGAAAACCGTCCACGAAGCCGTGCTCGCCGCAGACGCGCAAGGCCTCGAGCCATGGATGAGCGACAACGGCCGCTGGATGGGCCTCAAATGCCCCGTGTGCAAGCAGCTGGGACGCGAATCCAACGCCACCATCGAACACGACGCCGCCGGCTTCCTCAAAGCCTCCTGCGCCACCTGCCACGACGACGTAGAACCAGGCATCCTCGAAACCCTCGGCGCCATACACCTCAACGGCGCAAGCAACGTCGTACCCATACACACAGAGAAGAACGGCAACGCGCCACCCAGCGTCCGCCACCACGTCGAACTCCTCGACCTCGACGACCTACTCGCCCACCCGCCGCCAGACCCCGACTTTGCCTGGGGTAACACCGTAGGCGGCTACCTCGAGCGCGGCACCCTCTGCGTCCTCCACGGCGACGGAGGCCTAGGCAAGAGCCTCATAGGCCAAGGCCTCTGCCGCCGCTACACCCTCGGTAAGGAATGGCTAGGCCAAACCACCGAAGGCGGCATAGCGCTCTACCTAGACGGAGAGAACAGCCTCGCAGAGATCGCCAGACGCCTCTACAGCTTCGAGTTCAGGCCAGGAGACACCAAACTCAAGTACGGACGCGTCCAATTCCCCATCCTCCTCAACCCAGACGCCGGCGAGAAACTCATGGACGAACTCATCTCAGACACAGGAGCGACGCTCATCGTCCTCGACTCTCAACGAGCCCTCTGGGGCGGCGACGAGCGCGAACAACTTGAGGTGCGCCCCATGTACGCCATGCTCGCACGCGTCGCTGAGCGTCACCAAGTCGCCATCCTCCTCATCCACCACGACAACAAGAGCCTCCTCTACTCAGGCAGCACAGACATCAACGCCGCAGTCGTCAGCCGCATCCACCTCGAACGCTTCGACCCAAAGAAGCGAGAAGACCGCCGGCGCATCCTCTGGCACGAAAAGAGCCGCTCAGGACCCGAGCAGGAACCCGTCATCTTCACCGTCGACAAGACGCACGACGGTCTTCTCACCTTCCAGATCCTCGACAACGACACCCAAACCAAGAGCGCCACCGCAAAGCCAGGCGCAGAACCACGTCACGTCATGCGTAAGCGCATCGAAGACCTCCTAGAGGATCGCGTACCGCGTACTCGACCAGAGGTAGCTAGAGAACTCGGCCTAGACGCCTCGAACGGCACCCTCAGACGCGCCTGGGACGACATGCACGAAGAACACGCACTGACCTCCTCAGACAACCAGCACTGGACCCTGAAATCATTCTCTACCTAGTAGGTTGCCACCAACTGGCAAGGTGGCTGGCAACCCTTGCCAAACCAGCCTTGCCACGCCCCCTACGTAGTAGAAGGGGCTGGCATGGCTGGCAACCTAGCCCTGGCAAGCACCATCGACTGGCAAGCAACCAAGGAGCCCGCATGACCACCCCCACCCCCAACATCACAGCCATCCAACTAACCGACGGCCAAATCCACATCTACGGCATCCACATCGAATACCGATCACCCGAATGGATCTCACAAAGCAACGCCATCCACACCGACCTCGCCGCCGGCGGAGAGTCGATCGAATTCGACCTCAAGAAACTGGCCGAAGCATTCAAATTCATCGCGACCTCACCCGGCGAGGCGTGATTCTGGTGGTATCGCCGCGCCACCCGCTAAACTCCACCAGCGTGAACGACTCGAATCGTGAACGCCTCGACCAGAAGTGGATCGAGATGGTCAACGAAGCCGCTCGCGTTGAGCTTGAGGCGTTCTTGCAGCCTCGCTTGACGGACGGCGCTCCGCTCAGCGGTAAGGGCTTGAAGCCGCTGGAGCGTTGGACGGCTCCGGAGAGCGGCTTGTACGCATTCAGGATTCGCCGCGGTGACGAGGGGACATCCGAGAAGGGACGCAGCAAGTGAGACTCAGCAATGAGGCAAGAGGCGCACTGGCGTTTCTGATCGGTGTACCGATCGCAATCGGGGTTGCGCTCGCCTTAGCCCAAGCGGTGTTCTGGATCTGGCCTCCCTCGTGAGCGAAGCCACCGACGCGCCAGGTGTTCGCAAGGCAGTGAACGACGTGCTGCAGGACTACGCGATCGAAGTGGATGGTTCGCGTGCGCTACTCGTCGGATGGTGCGTTGTAGCCGAGTGGATGGCTCCCGACGGGAATCGCTGGCTGAGTTTCCTCGGAACAGATGCGAGGGGCGAGCCTGCGCCGACGTGGCAGGCTCAGGGCTACCTGCACAACGCTCTGCACGATTGGCCTAACAGCGATGACGCTGAGTGAACTGCGACTCATGGCTACCGCGACGCAGCAGTTCCGAGGAGAGAGCAAGCGCGCCGAAGTCGTGGCGCTGCGCCTCCAGGGCAAGACGCTGAACGACATCGCGAAGGCCACGGGCCTCGCCGGCGACTCGAGCGTTCGCTACCACCTTGATGCTTGGCTGGCTGAGCAGCGGCCGACGGCTGAGCAGACGGAGGAGCTCAGGCAGCTGCAGGCGTCGCAGATCGACGCGTTGTTCGACGGGTTGTGGCCGCAGCGTGATGACGTGGCCGTTGTGGATCGGTTGGTGAAGCTGATGGATCGCAAAGCCAGGCTGATGGGGCTGGATCTGCAGCAGGGGATTAGCGTGACGGTGGTGACTGCTGAGGCGCTCGCCAGCTACCTGGGTTGGGATGCTGAGCCTGAGGCGATCGAGGGCGTAGCGACGGAGATCACAGATATCACAGATGGAGCCTGAGGTCGTGGTGTCGAGCGCTTACGTGCGGCACATGCTGGCCCGCTGCGGTCAGACGTTCACGGACGATGACTGGCAGCGAATGTGGGATCAGCAGCCGTACGACGCGAAGCTGACGCTGCTTGAGATGCGTGGCGAGCAGTACGCGCGGTTGACTGGCGTGGAGTTGACGGACGGGGGCAACGATGGAGCCTGAAGCGGCTCTTGAGCGTCTGCGGCCGTACATCGACGCGCTTGAGGCGCGCATGGACGTGCTCCAATCGCTGATCCGTGAGCGACACGGCGAGTTGTCGGACGAGTACGACGAGGCCAAGTGGTGCTACAGGCTCGCTGCTGGTCTGCATGTCGAGCTCACGCGGCTGGACAACGATCTGAAGGTTTGCTGATGAGCATCAAGGATCGTCATGCCGGCAAAGTGGTGTACGCCACGGTGCGGGCTGCGGCGCCTGGCGACGCTCGCACAGCGTGGACGGCGAGTGATGAGGAGCGCGAGTCGGCGCCCCGGGTGCCGATCATCGGGGTTGATTCCGGCTGCATCCCAGGGACGATGCCGCGCCCTGGGTGCAGTGGCGCGTACTTGGATCGTGTTGGTCGGGACATCGTGCGGGGCAAGTTGAAGCGAACACGCCGCAAGGATCACAAGGCGTCCTAGCCGTTCGTAGGGGTGTGCCCTATACTTTCGCGCTAGAGCGGAGCCCTGGAGTCGTCTCGGGCAGCTGTGGGTTCAACCGGCACCGCTTCTAGACGCCACATCCATCTCTTCATTCGCCCTAACGGGAGCTTTTGCATGGCTGGTCCGCCGTATCAGCAAGGCCGCAGGAAGGTGTCGTGGGAGGACGGGTCGGTGAGTTACGAGACGCCGAAGCGGTCGGATGCGATTCGCGGGGCGCAGGCGCGGTTCGAGGGTCAGGGTCATGTCGACAAGGGCGGGGTCGTGAGCAAGAAGAGCATGAAGCCTGGTGGTGGCGGCAGGTTCGACGCGTTCGTGAGCCGCCTCGTCTCGGAGGGGAAGAGTGCGAGTTCGGCGAAGGCGATCGCTGCGAGCGCGGGGCGGAAGAAGTACGGGTCGGCGCAGATGGCGGCGTGGAGCGCGAAGGGACGCAAGCGCGCATGAAGCCCCGCTGGTCGCTGTATGTCCGCTGGTTGATCCCACACCAGGGTTACGCGCCGTCGCGGTTCACGAGCTGGCAGCACGAGGCCGACTTCCTACTGAAGCGAAGCGCATGGAAGCGTGCCGATGAGAACGCTCGCTGGCATCCCAGCGAGCACCGCATTCGGCGCTATGGAGAGCCCACGGCGTGAGCGCTGTTGCAGCACCTGATCGTGAGCGTGCGAAGGCCGCGGCGTACCGCGCGCGGCTCGAGGCTGACCCCGTTGAGCGCATCAAGACGCTGAACGGCTGGGAAGGCTGGAGCAAGCAACAGGAGATCGTCCGCGCGCTCTACCGCGACAAGCGCGTAGCCGTCCTCAGCTCGCATGGCACAGGCAAGACGAGCACCGCTGGCGCCATCGTCGATGACTTCATGCGTCAAGGCCCGTGCCGCGTCGTGACGACCGCGCCGACGTGGGAGCAGGTCGAGTCCGTCCTCTGGGCGGAGATCAACACTCGTGCTCGAGCGGCGAGGATGCCGTGGGAGAAGAGCAACCGGCCGCTGAAGACGAAGTGGGTCGTGAGCACCCCGAGCGGCCGGGACTGGCGCGCCGTCGGACTCTCCCCCGACGTCCCTGAGCGGTTCCAGGGGCACCACGGGCCGCGGGTGCTGCTCATCGTGGACGAGGCGAGTGGCGTGGACGACAAGATCCTCGACGCCGGCAGCGGCTTCACGACGGGCGCGAACTCGTACGTGCTGTACATCGGGAACGGCACGAAGCTGCACGGCGGGTTCTACAAGTCGATGCAGCCTGGGTCGAACTTCACTCGTATCCAGATCGGGACGTTTGAGACGCCGAACTTCACGGATGAGTGGCGCGAGCTCTCGCAGGAGCGTCGCGACGCGTTGCCGTCGCAGCAGTTCGTAGACAACGTGCTGGCGGAGTGCGATGGGGATGAGGATCACCCGAAGTACCGCGTCAGGGTGCTGGGCGAGTTCGCGTTGCTGGATGGCAGGGCGTACTTCTCGCCGAAGCAGCTTGGTCGGATCGTGGTTGAGCCTCCGAAGCGTGTTGGGACGTTGACGGGTGACGCGGTTGCTGGTGGGACGGTCAAGTTTGATGAGCAGGCCAACGGGCCGCTGCGGATCTGGGCTGTGCCGGACAAGTCGCGGCGGTACATCGTGTTTGCTGATACGGCGGGTCAGGTGCAGGATGAGGATTGGGAGGCTCGCGAGGCGACGCACAAGGGCAGCGGTGAGGATTACTGCGCTGCTCAGGTGCTGGACTTGGAGACTGGGGTGCAGGTTGCTGAGTTCCGTGAGCAGATGGACCCGGATGTGTATGGGCGGATGCTGGCTCGGATCTGCACGATCTATTGCGATCAGGGTGACGTGAAGCGGCCGGCGTGGCTGGGTGTTGAGGCGAACTCGATGGGTCAGGCGACTCTGACGGAGCTAAAGCATTTGCGGTTTCGTCGGTTGTGGCGGCGTCAGAAGCTTGAGGCGGCGCGTAGTGGTCGTGCTGCGAACCTCGGGTTGGTGACGACGCGTGATAGTCGGGAGCGGATGCTGGCGTTTTTGCGGTCGACGGTGCGTGAGGCTCCGGGTCGTGTCCGCTCTGAGTTCCTGTTGAGCGAGTTGCGGAGCTTCATTCATTACAAGGGCTACGGCGCTGCTGCTAGTGGCTCTCACGACGATTTGGTGATCGCCATGAGTGGCGCGTTGGAGATGCGTGATCAGGTGCTGCGCCGGCCGGGTTCGGATGAGGCTGCGGCGTGACCATCGTCGCGCTCTGTCTGCTGTGGTTCGGCATCGCTCTGAGCGCGTACAACGCTTGGGATCGGCGTCGCTGGGCGCGTCGCAACCCGTACTCGAAGCTGAGCGACAAGGAATTCGTCAACACCGCGTTCGCGGATCTTCAGAAGCGTCGGAGGTGGTAGTGGTGACGTACGGGCTGTGGAGTTGCGGTATATGCGGCACTGAGACGCGGGTCGACACTGATCGGATGCAGCCGATCCAGGAGCGGTGCGACTTCTGCAACCGGCGATACCGGAGCCGCTGGGAGCGCTTCACCGACGACGAACTCGACAACCTCGTTGACTGGTGGAACTCAGCGGTCCACTTCGACGCCGATCGCTGCGGGCTGATCGCCGAGATCGAGGCCGAACTCGCGAAGCGCGCAGAGTCAACTGGACTTGAGGACGATCCCGAACTTGCATCTCGTGTTCTGTCTCGCATTAGCAACGCTCACCCGTCGGGCGTCAACACGAGTCATCAGTCGGTGCCTGGTCGTATGACGTTCACTGTTTTAGAGAGGAAGCACTGATGCCGCTTTTGCCGATGGGCCCGCCGCCGCCTGGCGGGTTGGCTCCCCCGATGCCGGATGCTGGCGGGGGTTTGATGCCGCCGCCGATGGACGTTCCACCCGCCGGCGCAGGCGCGTTGGCGCTCGCTCCGTTGGCTCAGCAGCAGCAGGCGCAGCTGGACGCGTTCAAGCAGCAGCAGGCGCAGGAGGCGATGGCTGTGGCGTTGCAGGCGATCGGCAGCATGCCGAATCCGGCTGCTCAGGCGGCTCAGAGCGAGCCGGCGCCGCCGATGAGTCCCGCGCCGGATCAGCCGGATGCGATGACGCAAGGAGGGTACTGATCATGGCTAAGACGAAGGCTCAGTTGTTGGAGGAGGCTGCGGCGAAGGGCGTCGAGTTGCCTGCTGGGTTGAAGAAGGCGGAGATCGAGGCGATCGTTGAGGAGGCCGCTCCGCCTGTCGAGGAGCCGGTGGTGTTGCCGGATGACGCGCCTGACAGCGTGAAGGAAAGCGAAGCGCTCTCGACTCCCGAGACGCCGCTTGCGCACACGCCGGCGGAGCCGTTGACGGAGTACGGGGATCGCAAGCCAAACCCGCCCGTCGAAGCGCCCTCGGTCGACCCTGGTCACGATGACGACATCGGCGTGCAGTTGCCGGGTACTCCTGCTTGAGCACTCCGGAGGTCACGAGTTCGAGCGCGCCTGAGGCTACGGGTGATGCGTATGAGTGGGCGAAGAAGCGCATTGATCGGGCGATGAAGCAGCATGGTGCGCGGTGTCAGCGGTATAAGCGCCGCGAGGACGCGTGGTTGGCGACGAGGAAGCGTGCTGGGGATGAGCCGAAGGTGCGGTTCGCGTATCAGCGCATGGAGGTTCTGCTGAGCTACATCACGGCTGAGAAGCCCGTGGGGCGCGTCGCTCCCCTGAAGCCGGGTGAGAAGTGCGCGGCTGCGGCGAAGCTGATGGACAAGGCGTTCGATTATTGGCGTCGTAAGGATCAGCGGGACAGCAAGCAGTACGTGTGGATGCTGACGGCGCTGGTGTACGGCGTGAGCCCTGCGAAGAGCGTCTGGGGTTACTACCAGACGGATGAGACGTATCGGCAGCCGATCGTTGACCCGGTGACGGGCGAGATGAGCGACATCCAGACGAAGACGCGGAAGGTCACGCCGATGGACCAGCCGCAGATGATCCTCGTGAATCCGTACGACTTCGCTTGGGACCCCTCGGCGGTGACGCTCGAGGACGCGGATTACGTGTGTTATTGGGCGTATCCGACGATGAGTGAGGTTCGTCAGGGTGAGAAGGAGGGGCGGTATCACAACACGGATCTGGTGAACGCGATCACGCCCCAGTCGCAGCGGGCGGCGACGACGAACAAGACCAGTGATCGGGATTTGACGGGGCGGGTGGAGATTTGCGAGGTCTGGAGTCGTGATCGGTTGGTGGTGATCGCGAATGGCGTGACGTGTATTCGTGATGAGGAGAATCCGTATCAGCATCACGATTTGCCGTTCATTGTGGGGACGACGATGCCGAACCTGACGGGCAGCATCGAGTCGTCGAGCGAGGTGGAGTTGATCAGCGCGATCCAGGCCGAGTTGTGGGATATTCGGCGGCAGTACGTGATCAACATGCGGTTGGCGAACAAGCTGATCACGCTGATTGATGGGACGATGGGCGACCCCGAGCCCGTCCTCAACGCCCTCAGAGGGGACAACCAGTTCGTCGGGATCAGCTATGAGTCGAATGATGGGCAGCCGCCGAAGATCTGGCAGCCCACCGGCGCTCTCTTGGCGGCTGGTCAGGAGGGGATGCAGGGCTACAAGCAGGACATGGACGACATGAGCGGCGTCGGCCCGTACGTGAGCGGTACGGAGGAGAAGAGCATTGATCCGAAGACGGCGACGGAGGTGAGCACGCTTCAGGGCGCGTCGATGCGGCGGATCAATAAGACGCGGAACATGCTGAATAACAGCCTCGAGCGCCTCTCGAACCTGGAGCTCAAGTTGACGGCGCAGTTCTTCGTCCGCCCGCTCGCGATCCGCATCGACGAGGGCGACGCTTGGAGTTGGGAGTACGTTGATCCGCAGCACGTGATCGATGCGGATATGGAGTACGTGATTCGCGACGCGGATGAGTCGATGGATCAGGAGCAGAAGCGCAGTGAGGCGAACGCTCGGATGATGATGACGCTTCAGGTTGCTGCTGTAGCTCCCGCCCTTGGGCAGGGTTCTCCGAATATTGAGAAGGCTTTTGAGGAGTTCATCGAGGCGTATGGCGAGGATGACCCGAGTGAGTGGTGGGTTGCTCCGCCTCCCCCGATGCCGATTGCGCCAGCAGGCCTGAACGGGGTACCCGCTCCTGCGGGTGGGCCGGTAGCTGGGGCATCGCCGCTCGGCGCCCCAACCCCGTTAGGGCCGGCGCCGGCGGCACCACCCCTTCCCGTTGGGGTGAATGGTGGCTAGGACGCAGCCTCAGGTGGAGATGCGGTTGTTCGTCGAGAACCCGCTGTACGCGGCGTATCGCGAGGATTTGGAGGCTAAGCGCGCCTTGTACGAGAAGGCGTTGTTGCGTCCGAATCAGGATCACGTTCGTATGAGTCGGCTCGCTGGTCAGATCAGCGCGCTCGATTACGCGCTCGGTCGCCCCGCCGAGTTGCTGGACGACACCCCGAGTCCAACCCCGTAGGAGACGATGATGCCTGACGAAGACACTCTCGATGAGGGTGGGCTTGAGCCTGCCGTTGACGAAGCACCCGACGTCGAAGCGGAGGCGCCTGAGGTTGAGGAGGCGCCTGAGCCTGAGACGTACACGCGTGAGCAGCTGGCCGAGCTCCTGGGCCCGCGGTTCGAGCGGTTCGCGAGTCACGAGGGCGAGGAGGCGTTCAGGCAGTTTGGGTCTGCGTATGACTCGGCGACTGGGTTGATCCGTCAGGGTGCGCATCTCGAGCCGCAGGACCCGAGTGTTTATGAGCAGATCGGGATCGATCCGGCTGAGGTGTACCAGCAGGAGCAGGAGCCTGAAGAGGCTGGGCCTGCGATCTGGGGCGCTCCGTGGGAGCCGCCCACGTCGTGGGACGAGTACGTCACGTACGCCCAGTCGGACAGCCCTGAGCAGCGCCGGCTCGCCGCGTACGGCGTGCTGCAGGCCGAAGGGCCGGACCAGCAGACGAAGCAGTGGTTCTACAACCAATGGGCCGCAGCCGACCCTCACGGCGCTGCCGCGTACATCCAGCAGTCCACGTTGAGCGCCGCTGAGCAGAGGCTTGCCGAGATCGAGGCGCGCATCGAGGAGCGCATCGCCGCTTCTGACAACGATCTGCGGACGCGTAACGCGACTGACCTCATGGAGACGGCGAAGAGCCAGGTCGACGGGTTCGAAGCCCACGCGCCAGGTGTCCTCGCGCTGTGGAACGAGCGCTGCGAGGAAGACCCGTCCTACAGCCAGCGGTTCCTGAGCGCCCCGCGCGCCACCCAGATCCGCGAATTGCGGCGCCTCACGATCATCGCGGCGGCAGAAGCCGCGCCTCAGCGGCAGGCTGCTCAGCAGCAGGCGGCTGACGCTACGGATGCGAGCAAGGTTCGTAGCCGGACGGAGACTTCGCGGACGAACGGCGCGCCGAGTGACGCTGCCGCTCTGAAGCAGCACAGCCTTGACGAAGCCCGACGGGTTTTCGGTCAAGTTCGTTAGGCGGCTAACCCGCACGCCACCCCGGCAGTAGCGGCCCCGCGACTCGTTCATTAGTCGGCGCGAACCCCGCGCCCCGACCCAAAGGAGAAACCAGAGAAAGAAGTCTAGGAATGCCTACCGTTATCACTGGCACGCAGGGGGATTCGAACTTCCCCGCTGTGCAGACCAACCAGATCGACATCGACGACGAGATTGATCTCCTTCAGGGATCGAAGAAGATCTTCGCGCCGATGATGATGAAGCTCGCTCGCCGCAGCGCTACGGGGCAGAAGAGCGAGTGGATGGAGGACGAGGTTGTCCCCGTCTACACCGCCGCCACCGCCTCGTTCACGAACGTCGCTACGACGTTCAACGTGACGGCCGGCACGGGCGCGTACTTCGCCGCGAACGACACGATCCGCGATGAGCTGACGGGCGAGCAGATGCTCGTCGTGAGTGTTGCTACGGACACGCTGACCGTCGTCCGCGGCGTCGGCTCCGTCGCCGGTACCGCTTCGAGCGGTTCGGCTGACGGCATCATCCGCATCAGTAACGCGTCGCCTCAGGGCGCGTCGTATCCGACGGTGAAGGACACGCAGGTCGTCGGACAGTTCAACTACCAGCAGATCTTCCGCAAGAGCGTTGGTCTCGTGAAGACCGCGACGCTCGAGGCGTTCCGCGGAGAGAACGACGCCGTTGCCTACAAGAAGGGCAAGGCGCTGCTCGACATCTGCCGCCAGACCGACCAGAGCATCTTCCTCGGCCGGCGCGCAACGACCACCGCGGCGACCGCGAACCAGGGCACCCAGACGCAGCTGATCTCGGGCGGGTTCACGGATTACATCGCGACGAACATCACCTCGATCAACGGCACGCTCACCCAGACCCTCTGGGAGACGTTCCTGCGTGACAAGGCGTTCAAGTACGGCGAGCTCGACTCCAAGCTGATCATCTGCGCGCCGCTCGTGCTGCAGGCAATCAGCGGCTTCGCGGCGAGCAAGTTGGCGCCTCCGAGCCCGGAGATCACGCGTTGGGGCGTGCGGCTCGGTACGTATCAGTCGATGCTCGGCAGCGTGCAGCTGATGACGCATCCGGACTGGGGCCAGTACTCCGCTGCGGCGACGAACAACTTCAGTCTCGGCGGCGCGGCGTTCGCGATCGACATGGACGCCTGCTACCTCCGCGGCCTGCGTACCACGCAGTGGCTCGAGAATCGCCAGAACCCCGGCGATGACGCGTTCATCGGCGAGTACCTCCAGGAGCTCTGCCTGGTCGTGAAGAACGAGCGGCACTTCGCATGGCTGCGAGGCGTCACCGGCTAGTAGCACTCGCGCGGTGGGGCGTCTCAGAGCCTCGCTGAGACGCCCCCGTGCACGGCACCACCCGTCCAGTCGTCTACCCGAAACCCCGCGGGAGGAACCCTCATGCTCTTCGTTAGTCGCAAACCTGAATACGAGACAGTTGTCCGACCGGACATTCCCGGGCAGCGCGTGAACCAGTACGGCATGACCGAGAACTTCGAGCACCGCCCAGCCTTGATCGTGCGGTTCATCCCGAAGCAACTCACGCCGGCCCAGCGGATCAGGGCGGATCTCGAGTTTCGGCGCATAAACCCGACCAGTCCGTATGGCGCGACGCCGTACCAGGACGACGGGGTGATGGGCTCGCAGTTCGCCGAGTACATCGACGACGCTGAGCCGTTCAAGGGCTACAACCCGAGCTTCATGCTCGGCAAGTTCGACACCGCCACGGACATCATCTACGCGGGGCAGCCCGAGGCTCAGACCGAAGAGGGCAAGGCCGAGTTGCGCAAGCTGGTCGAGCATCACTTGCAGCATCTCGATTCGAGCCTGAACGTGGATTACATCCTGCTTGACGGGGTGTCGCTTGAGAAGCCGTGGCCGACGTACCCGCTGGATGGGCAGGGTCGGCACAAGACGATCGAGGCCGTCCTGCGCAGCACTGGCATGGACCCGCGGATCGTCATCGAGTTCGAGCAGAGCCAGGACAAGCCTGGCACTGGCGTGATCGCGACGGCCGAGGCTCTGATCAGCGAGTTCGATGAGACGAAGGCTGAGGATGACGCGCTCGGAGCGGTGATTCCAGCTTGAACAGTCAGGGTGAGAGGCGCGTCGTGCCGGGTCGTTGGCACCCCGAGGTCGACGTGAACGCTGTGATGATCGACCAGGAGCCCACGCATGGCGTTGTGACTGAGGGCGGGAAGCGTGGCGACACGTACCGCAAGGTCAGCGCTGAGATGGGCGCGCTGATCCGGAACCAAGAGATGTGCTGGCGCTGCCTCTCAGAGTTCCCTTGCTCGATGCGCTCAGGCGAGCGCGTGAGTATTTGGAACGAGGCGATCGACCGGGGCGAGTTCAGGTGCGCCGGCGTCCTCACCCCGCTCCTCGTCCTCAGCCGTGTGGGGAATCACTGCTGCCCGATGTGCGCCGTCCCCATCAGTGACGTCGCGGTTGGCCGGCAGGTGCGGCTCGAGCGCGCAGACGAGAAGAGCCAAGCATGAGCACGTTCCTGCAGCTCTACAGCCGCGTCTTGGACTACACGCACCGGCCGAAGAACCAGGACAACATCGAGGCGAAGGCGTTGGTGAACGACGCGTACATCCACGTCACGAGCCAGCTCAAGTGCTACCAAAAGAACAGTGGAGCGCTCGCGCTGATCGCGAACGACGGCGATTACAGCCTCATCAACGACCTGGGCCTGACGGACTTCAGCACGCTGAGGGTCGTGAAGTACACGGCCGCGAACGGGTCGAACACCCTCAACACGCTCGCGCCCACCACCGAGGACGAGATCCTCGCGCTCCGAGCCGCCAACCCCTCGGCGACAAGCCCCGCCACCACGTACGCCATGCAGGGCTGGGAAACCATCCTGCTCCACCCCCTGCCGGCCACGGGCGACACGCTGACGATCATCTACGGCGCCGTCCCCGCCGCGCTGGTGGCGGACGCGGACACGCCGAGCGTGATCCCGCAGGAGTGGCATCACCTGATCGTGCAGCGCGCCGCCGCGACGGCGTTCGAAGTCGTTGACGATCAGCGCGCGATTCTGCATCAGCGGCAGTACGAACACGAGCTCGCCCTGGCTCACAAGTGGTTCAACCAGCACGTCGGTAGTCGCGGTTTCGCCCCTGCTTCGGCTAACGACAACATCCGGATCGTCTACCCAGGCGACTACTTCAGCGGGATCTACAACAACTAGAAGGGGAACGGGAATGCCCACCAATTACGCGCCCGAGCGGAGCCAGTTCGGCGAGAACCTCGTGTCGGCTATCACCGACGCGACCGCGATCTCGAACAGCACCACGGAGACGATCCTTGTCCCCGATTACGTCATCCCGGCGAACTACCTCACGATCGGCGCGACGCTCCGCGGGCGTGTTCGCGGCGTGTGCTCGAACGTCGTCACCACGCCGGGCACGCTCACGTATCGCATCCGTATCGGCACGACCACGCTGAGCGCCACGGCTGTGGTTGCGAGTCGCGCGATCGGGTTGGACACGACCGCTCAGACGAACGCTCCGTTCCAGCTGGACTTCGAGGTCGTGTGTCGCGCGGTTGGCGCGAGCGGCACGGCGCTGATCAGCGGCATGGCGCAGCAGTACAACGTCCTCGCGTCGACCGCTGCGAACCTGCTGCCGACGCCGCTTCCGGTCGGCACGAACGCGGCGCAGACCGTCAACACCACCGTCGCGAACTTCCTGAGCGTCTCGGCGCAGTTCTCGGTCGCCACCAGCCCGACGAACATCACCGCTCAGACGTACGTCCTCGAATCGCTCATCTAGCCGATGGCTGGATACAGCCCCTACAGCCTGATCGCTGCAGGCACCACGAACGCGACGCTGGTTCAGGGTCACGCAAGCGAACTGCACGGCGGGTACCTCTACAACAGCGCCGCGTACGCCGTGTTCCTGAAGCTCTACAACAGCGCCACCGCGCCGACTGCCGGCGCGGGCACGCCCGTGCTTCGCCTCGGCATCCCGGCGGCGACCGCTGTCGCGATCTCGTCTCTGGACTCCGAGGGCGTGTCGTTCAACCTCGGCCTCGGGTTCACGATCACGAAGCTGTCCGCTGACAACGACACGACCGTCGTCGTCGCCGGCGATCTTCTCGTCAACCTCTTCTACCGCTAGGGGGCAGGATGCCTAATCACGCTCCAGAGCGCGGAGAGTTCAACTTCAGCTTGCCCGTCACCGCAGTGACGAACGTCTGGGGCCCGGTGTCGGGCCCGATCTTTCCGCAGGCGCAGGTCGCGAACACGCTCTACCTCGTGGCGTTCGCTATCGCGGAGACGTCCAACCTGACGGGCATCCAGTTCCGCAACGACACGCCGCTCGGCAACAACGTCAAGGTGTCGCTCTACAACGCCGCCGGCACGAGCCTGCTCGCCTCGAGCGGATCGGTCGCTCAGGCAGGGGCGTTCTCGGTGCAACTGGTGCCGTTCACGGTGCCCTACCAGGCCCAGGCAGGGATGTACCTGATGGGCTTCCAGATCGACGGCACGTCGGGGCACATCGTTACGCACACGCCGTTCTCGCCCAGCACGAGCGCTGCGCAAGGAGCGTTCACGGTGCCGACGACTGCGACACCCCCGACCACTACCGAACGCAACTCGAACACGCCGCTGATGGCGACCTACTAGGAGATTCGCATGCCGAAGAAGTCCGATCAGGAGACGCTGCACCTGGAGGCGCATACGAAGGCTGTGAAGCGAGCCCTCCGGGCCGTCGACACGGGCTTCAACGTCATTGAGGTGCGCGCCAGTAATAACGCTGAGGGTGAGCATGGCAAGACGACGCTCATCTTCACTCATAGCGGCGACGCCACGCAGTTGCGTACGGCGCTCGACGCGCTCACAAAGCAGACGAACATCGAGCAGCACGACCTGCTGGCCGATGATGAGGAGGACGCATGAGAGTCACGCTGACGAAGGGCGTGAAGCCGCGCGTCCTGCGTGTCGGCCCGCTCGCGCTCGCGCGGGATAAGGGTGACGCGATCCGCACGGCTGGCGCGATGTTCGACACCAACGTCTCCGCCGCTCACATCCGCGGCGGGCGGGTGATCGAGAAGCGCAACCTCGGCAGTGGCCTGGTCACGAACGCGGGCGTGAACGAGCTCGCGAGGGACTGGTTCTGGGCGAGTGGCGCGACGACGTTCGAGGTGCAGAAGAACATGGGTTCGGGCACGGGCGCTACCGCTGCTGCGGTGGGTGACGTGACGCTGGGTACGGCGAACGGCACGACGGCGGTTGCTGCTACCCAGTCGACGGTTGAGCCGAACGTGCTGCAGTTGGTCGGCACGCTCTCCTACGGCTCGAGCCTCGCGATCACTGAGTGGGGCTTGTTCCTCTCCACGACGATCAGCGGCGCGTCTCAGAGCACCGGCACTAGCACCGCTGTCGGAACGACGAGCATGACGCTTGGCTCTGCGACGTGGACGACGGATCAGTGGAAGGGCTACACCGTCACCACTGGCGGCACGATGGGCCTCATCCTCTCCAATACCGCCACGGTGCTGACGATCGGTTCGTGGCGCACACCTTCGACGAACGCGCTGCCTGCGAACCCGGGAACGGGCACGTTCGTGATCAACCCGACGATGTGGGATCGCAAGGTGTTCAGCGCGATCAACGTCATCAACGGTGACTCGATCCAGTTCACGTACCAGCTGACGATGACCTCGGGCGGCTAGTAGGCCGCTAGTGGCGTTCCCGAGCACAGCAGTCCTAGACGCGTTCAACACCGGAGCGAACCAGCAGCTAGTCAACCCTCCACGCACGTCGTGGTCGGCTAGCCAGCCGTTCTCGGCGGGTTCGTTCACGACAAACGCGACGCCCACCAACGCGTCGAGCACCGTCGCTGCCGCGAACATGTGGAACGCGTCGTTCACGGACATGGAGTGCTTCGCGACGCTGACGGCGTTCACGCCCGCCACGGCGACGTTCGAGGTGCTCGCGCGCATCCAGAGCCCGATCGGAACGCCGTCGATGTACAGCGTGGTGCTCGCGCAGGGAGCGACCAACCGCCTCCAGATCTACCGGCGCGTCGGCAGCCTGACGCGTGTCGCGATCGGCGCGATTGTCGCTCAGACGTTCACGAACGGCGACTCGGTAGGGATCAGCGTGATCGGTACCACGATCCAGGCGTGGTACAAGGTCGGCGCCGGCGCGTGGACTCTGAAGGACACCGTGACGGACGCCAGCGTCACGGGGTCTGGCCGCATCGGGATCGCAAGGACAGGTAGCGGCACGACAACGATCGACGACTTCGGTGGTGGCGCTGCGACGGCGGGAACGCTGTTCACGAAGAGCGTCACGGGCAGCGCGCAGTTTGCTGGGGTGCGGCCGAAGGTGGCGATGTCCACGACGCGCGCTGGCGTGCTGTCGTTTGCTGGTAGCGAGGTTGCGCATCCGACAGGCCGGAAGGTGACTGCGAGCTTTACGCCCAGCGGAGCGCTCGCTCGGCAACTCTCGCTGCTGCGCACGCTCGCGGGAGCGTTGTCGTTCACTGGCACGCGCACAGCCCTAACCGCGTACGCGCGCACCCTCGTGGGCGCCGCGTTCCAGCCGACAGGCGTCAACACGCGCATAAAGGCTGTCAGCAAGGCCCTCACGGGCGCGCTGTCCTTCACCGGAGCCTTCGCTCGGTTCCCACTAAAGGCGCTCACAGCGCTGCTCACACCAGTCGGCTTGCTCACGCGCACCATCTCGCTGACGCGCACCCTCACCGCGACAGTCGCCTTCGTTGGATCGTTGAAGCGCTCCACCATCCGCAGACTCGTCGCAGCGACCCAAGCCTCCGGGGCGGTCATCGCAAGCCTCGGCGTCACGCACCTCTTCGCAACGCTCCGCCCCACCGGAACAGTCAGCAACGGCCTGCCAGCCCGCACACTGTTCGCGGGCTTCCAGGCCACCAGTAGCATCGCGCGGTTCACGACCCGCCGGCTCGTCTCGAGCCTAATCGCCAGCGGCGTGATGCACACCCAGTATTTGCCGCCTGCGCCTCCCGGAGCTCCCGGTGGCGGCGGTTACGGAGCGTTGATGAGCGACGCGCACTTCCAGCGCTACCAGGTAGCTAACGCGTGGCGCGGCGTGAAGCGGGTGAAGGCTTGACGTTCACGCCGAAGACGTGGGGCAACTTCCTCTCCGGAGGGACCCCGCTCAACGCAGCGGCGCTCGTCGACCTCGAGACTCGCCTCGCGGCGTACACCGACGCGCAGATCATCAGCGCCGTCACGAGCAACAGCGCGCAGCTGTTCACGCACCGCCAAGGCGTCGGGATCAGCACCGGCCACGATCCATACATCCGAGACACGGCGACGAACACGGCGAACATCAACCAGATCCGTCTGATGGGCGCCGACACGATCCGCATCACGATCGAATGGTCGAGCGTGCAGGCGATCAACAGCGCAACGTTCGACTGGACGATCCCCGACCTCCTATTCGACTTGTCGATAGCGCAGGGCTTGACGGTGCTGTTCATCCTGATCGGCTCGCCAGCGTGGGCTCGTACCGCCGGCGAGCCGACGAACTCGTACCCCCCGACGGACGTCAGCACCTTCGGTACGTTCTGCACCGCTGCCGCTACGCGGTACAAGAATCGCGGGATCGGGTGTCACACGTGGGAGGTGTGGAACGAGCCGAACGGGAACTTCGGGTTCGGCTCCACGGATTACTCGCCGCAGAAGTACGTCGACCTGATCGGCGCCGCGTACACCGCCATCAAAGCGGTGGACTCTGCCGCCGTCATCGTCCTCGGCGGCATCGATTGCGGCGGCGGCGCGGAGAACCTCAGCGGCAACGGCGTCGACCTGGACATCAACTGGCTACGGAAGCAGTACCTGTTCGGCGTGCAGGGCAAGTTCGACGTGCTCGGTATCCACCCGTACGCGAAAGGTATCGACCCGGCCGACACGACCATGACTGGCATGCCGACCGGCTCGAACCTGATCACAAACCCGACGTTCGACACGAACACGACGGACTGGTTCGGAGACGGCGCCACCATCAGCCGCATCACCAGCAGCCCGACGCCTCGCACGGGCGCCGGCGCGCTGAAGATACTGATCACCGGCGGGCAGTTCTCTGGCGCGCACTTCAACTCCACCATCCCCGTCGTTGTGGCGGGCACCGATTATCTCGGGTCGGCGTGGGTCCAAGCCTCGGCTGCGGACACGATCCACGTCACGCTCAACTGGTACCAGTCGGACGGCTCGACCAGCGTCGGGTTCTCGCAGGGCTACGACGTTACCGGCAGCGGCACGTGGCAGTACATCACCTGTCGCGGCACCGCGCCCGTAGGAGCAACCCGATGCGGCCTAGCGATCACCGACTCGAACGCGACCCCGAACGGGCACAGCGTGTACGTCGACGACGTGGCGTTGAACACGACCACTTCAACCGCTCAGGGCTGGAACCGCATCGACCAGCTGCGCGCGTTGATGGTCACCAACGGGGATGTGACGAAGCCGATCTGGGTCACCGAAGTCGGCCAATGCACAGGCACCGGCACCACCGGCGTGTCGGAGGGCGATCAGGCAGCGTTCTTGGGGGACATGTTCCAGAGGATGCGCGAGTTCCCGTACGTGCAGCGCTTCTACTGGCACCAGGACATCGACGGCGGCAGTGACACGACCGACGATGACCAGAATTACGGCCTGCGCACGTTCGCTGGAGCGCAGAAGCTGGCGTTCGGGACGTTCAGGGACTCGTATATCTGATGGCTGACGCGCATAAGAACTTCGCGTACAGCCTCGTGGCAACCGCCCCCAGCCCAGCATCTTCGGGCACGAGCCTTGTCGTCACAGCCGGCCAAGGCACGCTGTTCCCCGCCGTTCCGTTCAACGCGACGATCTGGCCCACCGCGAGCCAGCCAACCGCAGCGAACGCCGAGATCGTACGCGTCACCGCGCGCTCCACAGACACCCTCACCATCACCCGCACCCAAGAGGGCTTCGGGC